GCCAGACAAGCTGGCATTGCTCGTAGTATTTCTTATAAAGGAGTTGTTATGACACATCAAGAAATCTTTGACTATGCGCTTGCAGTGTATAATGTAGCGCTAGGTGTCGATGAGATTATCCATATCGTTTCTAATAATCTCAATGTCGATCACTTTGTAAGTAACCAGTATCCTAGTTAATCCTTGTAGCGCGAGACAAGCTCGCGTTGCATATACTAATTTTTAATCAAACTATAAAGGAGTAAAGTCGTGAGTACATATCCTCGTTCCATTATCATAAAAGATCTTACAGCTAAGTTTTGTCGTATCGCAGGTACTGACGCACCCGTTAACCCATTCGGTTCTAAGCAATGGGAAATGGTGATACAGACCTCTGATGCGGCTAAAGTTCAAGAGCTCAAAGATTACGGTCTTACAGTCAAACAAGATAAAGACGATGACAAGACCACTAATGTTAACCTAAAGCGTAAAGGTATTAAAGCCGATGGTCAACCTAATGCACCAGTTAAGATTGTAGATTCTAAGCTACAGCCTCTTGATGGCAATAATATCGGTAACGGTTCCAAGGTTAATGTCAACTTGTGGCAGTATGAGTACGAAGCACCAGGTCGTAAAGGTGTTGCTACATCGCTTACTGCAGTTCAAGTTGTAGATCTAGTAGAGTACACGCCTACAGCAGGTTTCGAAGCTATCGAGTCTGCACCTAGTGTAGCTACATCTGAGCCATCAGAACAAAAGTTGCCGTTCTAATGTCTGTGTCGTTCTTTATAGTCCTTGGGGTCGTTATATTCGGCCTCATTGTACTTCAGGAAAGGCATTAATGTTTACACTTAGTATCCTCATATTACTAGCGCTCATAGTGCTTGTTGGCGTACGTTTGTACTAGTCAACGAGTGCTAAGAGCGTTAGATTTTTTGACATAACCGACAACGCGGGTTCAGGGCTTCTCGCTGCGTCAACCAGTTCACGGAGAATCACATGAAAGTAGCTAAAGACTTTATAACCATTGACGAGCTTGTAGTCAATAGTCCACCACATTACAAGCAGGGCGACGTTGAGTGCATTGAAGCAATCAAATCAGCCACTGGCGCAGAGTATCAGGGCTACTTGCAAGGCAACATCATGAAATACGTATGGCGTTACCGAGCTAAAGGTCAATCAATAAACGACTTAAAGAAAGCTCAGTGGTATCTCAAAGAACTAATTGTTGACGAGCAAAAGCGTTTAGCATTTGAGGAAGAGACGCCATGATCTATGCAACCGTAATCGTGTGCAAGTTAGCAATGGGTTTACCTGACTGTATATTACTATCAGATAACAGGGGACCGTACAACGCTATTGAGCATTGTATTAGTAGAACCGAACAAATGCAACAAGACGCTTTACAAGTTCTACCTAAATATAAAGTAGCAGAAACAAATTGTATATCAGAAAAAGGAGGTAAGTATGGAACTAAAAGATTCCCAAAGTCAACAAGCTCCGTATAAAGCTATGACGTACCCAGTAGATGAGTTCGGTAGATTAGGTGGCTTGTTTACCCTAGTTGATTTACCTGTATCTAAGTATGTAAGATACCAAGACCTTAGTGAAGAAGACCAAAAGAAAATAGATGATTCACCAATGTGGAGGAATAATGCCTAGAAACCTTACCAAATCCTATAAGAAAGAATGCTTTAAGTTCCTTGATAACCTTAGAGCAAGCGGCGAATGCAATATGTTTGGCGCATGTACGTATCTAGTAGACGACTTTAACCTCGATAAGAAAGACGCAGTATCTTGCTTACAAGAATGGATGAATACCAAGCGAGAAGAACAGCTGCAAGAAAACTTTGAATTAGCTAATTAGGAGAATAGCAACATGAAAAAAGCAACAACAGCATTACATAGAGTAACCAAAGAAAGATTCCCAATGAGCGGTTATAAGTTTACTGTAACAAACAGAGAAGATCCTGCAGTTATAGAGCTAAAGAAAAGCGTAAAGCTTATGAACAGCGAGAGGGGTTGGGGAACTAAAATGAGAGTTAGACTGATGGGTAGAGGTCCAAGAACTATGTGGGCCAAGATGGATGGCAGACATCCAAGAGCTTATGACTGCTACCTACCTTTAGATAAAGCTACGCATTATGACGTGTATGTAAACGACTATTACGTGTCACAAAGTGCTTAGCCTTATATTATTTAGTTTCGCAGGTGGCGTAGCAGGAGCTTACGTCATCTGGTATGTGGCAGATAAATTAGCTAGATACTACGAATAACAACAGAATAATGGAGAATGTTATGAGTGTAGACAATACAACAACGCAAGAGAACGATAAACATGTGTATAAAAAGCCTGATGGCGGAGAGATCCACTGCTATGGTAGCGTAGAATGGGATAGTAATTTCCA